CGTGTCGGCACCATCGGTTCATCTTCCACTATTGGACAAACGGCACAGGCAGTCGGTTCATATTTCTTGCCTGGCGATACGTCAATCCTGAGAAGCCCTATTCGTTCAACCGGATTTTCTTTACTAACCCCAGGAACGCCCAATATCCCCAGACTTCCCAGTATGCGCACTGGCCGCGACAAAGTCCATAGATGTCCTGAAGGTTTCCAATATGGAGGTCGCTTTACAGACAACCAGTTCACTACATGTGGAGCAAAATTGTTTGATATTCCAAGCCCTCTTGGATTAGCCATGTCTGCTTTGCGTGCGTTACGCAGGGGAACAACCCTGAAACCCATTCCTGTAGAAGGAAGAGCATTAACCCCGGGAGAGTACGGAGGATCAGTGATTGATTCTCGTGCACCACAAATCCCACGAGTTACAGATAGTGATGTCAAAAAACAACTTGAAAGTATTAGGCAAATTGTCAAAGACATGAATCAACCGAACCTTGATGCCAAGAGAATGGTACGGCGTGACGGGTTCATTCTGGAACCAGTGGTATCTCCAAAAGTTTTGAGAACCATTCCCGATAACCGTGACATGGAAGGGGCAGCATACATTTTAAATGCAAATAATGTTTCTACCCTCGGTGGCGAAGAACTTGGGTTGCTCTCAAATACTGGAGTAACCAAACTTATGTACGTTTTACCTGGTGGATCAACACTTAGTTTAGAAAAAGTTAGACCATTAACCGTTGGTGAACGTCGCAAACTTGGTAGAACAGTCAATGCTGCCTCTCGTATTGATAATAGTCAGATCGCTGCGGCAAGACTGATGTCTGTTGCTGAAGAAACTGGTGACGGGATTCAATATTCTGAAAATTTTGTTGGTGTCAGCAACCCCCATAAGAGAATTGCTACAAGAAATGGCAAAATGGTTGAAAGTTGGGTTGGCCAAGTATTTGCCAACCGCAAAGGCAAGCCATTGCCCGAGACGAGACAGACTTCTTCTGAGGCTGGCATTTCTGAAAAAATATCTTCACTTCAAGAAGCGATTGAGCATATTGCGGCAGGTGGAAGTCTTGCTTCTATTTCCCCCGATATTCTCCAACAGGCGCTTATTCAGGCTGGATTATTCAAAGCACGCAATATTGGCAATAATCAGAAAATTTTCGACGGACCCAATGGAAGATCGTATTTGTCTATTAGTCCTATTAATGATTTTGAACATTTGAACGCAACTCTCGTTTCTGATATTCAACAGCATTTTGGTATTGAATCTCCAGACGTTTATCCATATGGCTCGGGTCCTCGTCGTTCATATTTGAAAGAAACTTCTGGGACTGTTTATCCAGGAAATGTGCCATCTACCAGCAAACTATTTAAAGATGGCGACATTTCTCATGTGGCTGCGCTTTTAGTGTCCGACTTATTGATCGGTGATTCCAATAGGTCGCCCGCAAGCGTCGAAATTATAGAATTGTCAGACAAAAATGCGGTTGTCCCGACCATCAACTTGCCCGATTTTACTGAGATTCAAAAGAAAATCAAGACTCCCGAAGAACTCATCAGACAAATGGCATCACTTGCTGAAAATGGCTCCTATCAGGAGTATTATAGAGAGTTGAAGAGTCAACAAAAAAGACAATTCCTTGCCATTATCAATAAGTTGCTAGCAAGAGCGCGGGCTTTCAATTTTGAAAAATATCAAGCCAGATTTGTTATTGATGGAAGATTGACCGAAGTAGAAAAAAGTCATTTACTAATAATGCAGAAGATAGTCAAGCAGAGAATTGGCTCTCTGGAAAGAGCCGGAGATTTGATCCGGAATATACTTGGAGGATTTCAGTGAATCGTTACGCCCTATTAAAAGATTCTATTAATGACAGTATTTTTGGAGTAATCGTTGATAGTAACGGTCTCTCAAAATTCTATGGCGTAAGCGCCAAAGGACTAGAATGGTCCAAGTGGGCCAACGGGATTAACGTTAAAAGCGAAAACAACGGTTTACCAATTGGCGTAGTGGTAGGCGGTTACTCGGCCCTTCGTAACACTAACCCCAACTATATTCAAGCACTCGTAGATACTGTATCTCTCCGCAATCCTTCAATCAATAAGAAACAAGGCATCTCTGATTCTTTGATCAAGAACTCTTCCTCGGTTGTCCCTGGTGTTCGTGACGCGGAATTGCGTGCATTTGACATCGACAAGCGTAATGAAGCCATTGCTTTCAAAGCGCGTGCATTCCGTACCGACTCCAAAGTTTCATCGTTGCTTACCCAGGTGCGTGCGGAGCGACTGGGATTTGTTTCAGCCGAAGGCGTATTTAGTTCACGTAACCCAATCCATACCCCTGAAGTGAAGCAAGCAGAAATTATTGATTTGTATGGTCGTTCTTTGCAGCGTGCTATTGGCTTGAGTCTTATTCGTAAGAAGTCAGCCAAGATGCTTGCTGTTGTCCGCAAGAATCAGGCGCTTGCTCAGTCTTTTGGTATTGAATTCAAGGCGGCTGGTATTGGTCCGAAGATTGGTAGTCGTTTGGGTGGCGGTCTTCGTTCTGCTCCTGCTGGCATGTCTTTTGTTGACGTTACTGGTGTGACTGACGCTGATACTGACGGTATTGTTTTTGAAGGTAAGCCTGGTCTTGAGCGTCCGATTATTCCTCGTTTTATGGTTCCGAAGGACCTTGCTCGTAAGTTGTCTGGGATTGTTGATGGTGATGCTGAAGAGATTGAGAAGCAGCGTCGTGCCGGTAATACGAGCGTTCAGTTTGATGAAGGTAAGTTGCGTAATATTGTTGCGAGTGTTGGTGGGGATGCGAGTCTTCTTCAGGCCGTAACTAATGATCGTGGTGTTCCTGCTACTACGACTTCTGGGCGTGAGCGTGTTTCTGCTGCTGCTCGTAATGTTGCTGGCAATATTGCTTCTCGTCGTAGGGAGATTGCTTCGCGTCGTGGTATGCGTAGTGGTCAGCGTGCCGATCTTGGTGATGCGACTCCGCTTTCTCCTGGTGAGTTGAATAAGTTGTCGGAGCAGGAGATCGTTGATCGTTTGATTGAGGATCGTTATGCTGGTTTGAATCTTGATGAGGCTGCGAAGAAGTATGGTTTGAAGGGTGGTCGTGTTGAGGCTCGTCGTCTTGAGGCTCGCGAAATGCAGCGCCGTAATAACCAAGGTATGCGCTCGCGGACAACACCTCCAGGAATAGTTCGCGAAGATTATTTTAACTTTGAAGAATATGATTTCAATGATCAGGTTGTTGACGCGATGGGGAACTGGATGGGTCGACCGGATCAGCAAGAAATGCGCGAAAGAAGCGGTGGACTTGAGGCACTCTGGGAAGACTTCAAGAAGTCTGACGAATACCGCGACATGGAAGCCGACATGCTGGATGACAACCTCAAGTTCAGTGGAGCAACTTCGGATAATCCGGTACTAGTCTCAACCGCAGGCAATGACCGTGGTCAGGCAGAAATCAAATATGACGGAGAAATGTTCACTGTTGACGTAAGTTTATGGAATAACGAACAAGACGAACTTTTTGATACTCCAGAAGCCAAGCAAGAATTCGATAATCTGTCTGAAGCAGAAGAATATGCATCGTCGCTATTTTCTGATGGCATGCGTTCACGTAACTTAAAAATGTCAGGTGCTCCAAAAGAAATTCAAGATTCTTACTCCGAAGATGACATTAAAAAAATTGAAAATTCATTACGTACTGGAGGTCGTCAGGAACTTCGCCTGTCGTGGGACTCAGAAAATAACGGATGGATGCTTGATTCTTTTGATGCCGACGGAGAAGTCTTTATTGAAGCAGACGCACCACTGGTTCGTTTAACTGATGCGATATCTGATGTTATTGCGGATCGATATGACTCAGAGGCATATGGTGGCGAACCGCCATACCTTAGCAATATGAATGAATTACTGCCCGATGAAGAAGATGGGGACGATAGTTGGATTAAAGAATATCCAGTTTCTGGTATGCGTTCAGTTACTGGTATTTCAGAAATGAACACTTCTGGCGCTCCAAAAGAATATGCAGATGCTCTAGAAAAATGGCGTGGCTATTTTGGCGAAACACCTACTCGTAGGAATAGAAGAACAGGAAAAGTAACTGAAAGTGAGCGGAATCACCCAGCACTACCTTCAGTCTATTGGAATAAAGAAAATGAATCGTGGGTGCTTTCGTTCGATGGCGAACCGACCGAATTAAGTATTTATTCTGACGATCCAAGAGAAGCAGCAAAGGCAGTTTCGGATATTCTTGAAACAACAGCAGATCGTTATCGTTGGGAAAATGAAGACAACTTTGGGGATATTAGCGATTTGGCAGATATCGGTGAGATGCACAGTGATGGCGACGGTAAAGATAGAACCGTAAAAATTACCGCTGGTATGCGTTCCAGTTCAGGAAACATTAATAGTTTTGACGACTATCTGAACCATCCCGCATTTGATAGAGATTTTGCTGAATGGCGCAAAGACAATCCAGGTAAAAATAAGAGAGATTTTATTGACGACCCAGACGGCGCAGAAGAATACTTCTCGCTTGGTATGGAAGAAGCAGGAGCATCCTTAAACCCAGAATCATATTTTGGCACTTCTGGCATGCGTTCACGTTCAGGTGGAATGCGTTCACGAGTTGGTGGTGGCAAATGGGATGGCAAGCGACCAGAACCACAAGACATTAAAGCAGGTGCAGACTTAAGCGGAGCGGACCTTAGTTATCAAATTTTGCGTCGTATTGACTTGAGTGATGCTAATCTAACTGGAGCAAATCTTGTTGGTACAAAAATTAATGGTGCTAATTTGAAAGGTGCAAATCTAACAGATGCCAACCTTAGTAGAACAGAATTGCAAGCCTCAAATCTTGTTGGCGCAAAACTTACTGGCACTGATTTTACTAGTGCAAACCTATCAAATGTCGACCTAACAAATGCCGACCTATCTTCCGCAAACCTGTATAGCACAATGCTTGATGGGGCAAATCTAACTAACGCAAACCTTCAGGGCGCAAACCTTCGCGGTGCAAAAATGCAAGCAACAAACTTGAACGCTGCAAACTTAATTAAAGCAAACTTAACTGACGCAAATCTTACTGACGCAAAACTAATTGCCGCAGACTTAATTTACGCAGACCTACGAAATGCAAAAATGATTCGTGCAGACTTGCGATTTGCGAACTTGGCAGGCGCAAACTTAACTAGAGCAAACCTTGGTACTGCAAACCTAAAAAAAGCAAATCTAGAAGAAGCAAACTTAACTGACGCAAACGTCACTGACGCAAATCTTACTGACGCAAAACTGGATAATGCAGTTTTAACGAACGTAAGAATGCCCAGAGACTGGATCATCAGCAATTTGGGCACTGCTGGTATGCGTTCACGTGGCTATCGTAATGACGATGATTCGGATTACGATAATGAGGATTACGGAGTTGACAGGGGAGACTGGGACGATGATCTAGACCCCGATGAACGTCGACGCATCATGGACGGTATGCGTCGACGTTCAGGTGGAATGCGTTCCAGGTACTCTGATGACAGTGCAGATGGCTACTCGGAAGCAGATGCGCCCGATCTTGATAGAGAAGATTACGAGAACTACATAGATACTCCTACGTTTGAAGAACATTTAGGTGAATGGCTCGTAGATAATCCGGGCAAGACTAGAGAAGATTTCATCAATGACCCCGACGGTGCAGAACTCGCATGGGACAAATTTTTTGAAAACGATGATCCAAAAAAGTATTACGGCATTAGTGATGCTGAGTGGGCTGCCGCTTTCCGTTCACGTTCAGGGAACATAAATAGTTTTGACGACTATCTGAACCATCCCGCATTTGATAGAGATTTTGCTGAATGGCGCAAAGACAATCCAGGTAAAAATAAGAGAGATTTTATTGACGACCCAGACGGCGCAGAAGAATACTTCTCGCTTGGTATGGAAGAAGCAGGAGCATCCTTAAACCCAGAATCATATTTTGGCACTTCTGGCATGCGTTCACGTTCAGGTGGAATGCGTTCCAGTACGCAACTACGTGGCAGGGACTTCAAGCGTGATGCCAATATCAGAGCCAATCACCTTGGCAAAGATGCTGAAACATGGCCAAGAACAGCAAGATTGCAAGACGTAATCTATCCCGAGAGACCTTATTATGGTGCTCAAGACGTGAGTCGGTCAGATAAAATTATTCTGAGTGCTCCAAGTGAAAATGGTGGCCCTGAAGGAAAAGTATATATCGCAGAGTTTGACGACGAAACTGGAACACTCACAGTCAGTTGGGGCAGGGCAGACAGTAGAAATCTTCAGACAAAAGTTTATTCAGGTAAAACTGAAGAAGATTTCCACAAGTTATTACGAGACAAAGAAAAGCGTGGATATCGACTAGAAGGTGGTCATATTCCTGCCAAATCTTCATCATATGACAAAGATGTTGATTGGAAGGCAGATCATGAAAAACAAGCCAAGATGGGTATGCGTTCCAGTACAGGGACAGAACAGCGCCCCTATACGAATGTCCCAGTAACAGGTTCATCAGCATTGCGACAAGCAAGTTATAACGCAGAAAAACAAGAACTAGTTGTAACTTACGCGAATGGAAAAACATACACATACAAAAACTTTTCAAATGATGACTTAGATAATTCTCTATCTGGGCCCGACTATGTCCTGACGGGCACTGCAGTAAATCAGATAAAGAAAAATCACGATTTCCGCGAAGGTGGAACACACACATTTGATCCTCAATATCAAGATGTTCAAGGTCCAGGTGGAGAATTCAGTGTAGAAAAACTTTCCCGCCTTGGACGTGGAGAAAAAACTCAAATTCCAGTAACCGGTTCTTCGGCAATCGAAGCACTCACATGGGACGATGAAAACGAAGACCTTATCGTAACCTACGCAGGTGGACGCACATACACATACAAAGATGTTGACTCTTACTGGATCGAAGATTTAGAAAGAGAAACTGGCACTGGCCGAATTATCAACAACATCAAAAAAGAAGGTTATCGCGTAGTCGATGGCGGTGAACATGGTGATATGCCAAGTGAAGGCCTAACGGCAGAACGCGCAGAATTCGGTATGCGTTCACGCATGGCTCCCTCGTCAGGCCGTATCCGTGCAGCAGAAATGGAAATCTCCGCTCGCCCACAAGGAATGGCATCACGTCGCTCCGAAGGCCTCAAAGACCCACGTTTCGCCGTACCAGGACGCGACCGCGTTGACCCATCAGATGGACAACTATGGAACCGCCTATCAGACGAAGAAAAAACAACCGTTGCAAACCGTGCCGTTAATCGCGAAAGAATGCTTCTCAACGAGTTCAAGCAACGATTCCCAAGATGGTGGGATAGAGCAAGTAAGGAAGCAGACAAAAAAGGTTGGGACAAAGATTTGATGAAGGGAGGCAACGCCGGATGGCTTGACGAATTGCACAGATTCGTTACTAATCTTGCTGATGATCCAAACTACCCAGAGAAGAGTAGAGCCGACGCGGAGAAGCAGTTTAATGACCTGCAGGCCCTTTATAACATGAGAATCAACAGAGGCTCACATGACCTTCTAGAACACTTGAATCCTACTTCGCGACGCTACCTATTTGACGATGCTCGACGCGATGACAGTAAGAAAACTGGGATTTCTGCTAGCAGTAAAGAAATGAAAACACCTTCTACTGCACCACGCCCATTCGGTGATCCGATTGATGTCGGAACACCAATTCGTGAACAAGTTGGACAGAATCAAAAGAAGCCAATGAAAGAACGTCTAGACGCATACTACAAGAGAATGTCAGACAAGATTCTTTATTCTGATCCCGCACGTCAGGCTCGCCGCGAAATGCGTAAAGCACGACGTCAAGGCATTAACGCTGGAGGATTCACCGAAAGAGAAGCCAACCCAGTAGATGACGCAAAACGTAAGATTCGTCGCCGCAAGCGCCTCAAGCAAATGCGCAAAAATCGCACACGCGACGTCAGCACCATCTCTGACTCATCAACAAGTAACCGTATAGATGGACGCCTTGCTCACACCGATGGCCAAGGTTCATTAGTATTCGGAGATAAGTTGGCTTCAACTCTTTCAACGATGATGCAAAATTATCGTACAGAAGCAAAACTGAAGCAGACCAAGGGCGGCGTTAATAAGAATAGAGCCCTTGCTGTTCTTTGGGATGGTGCCGGATATAACGGAACACCAAACATTGTCACACCAGATGAATTCAAAGCACTTCATGCAGCCGGCTGGGTCCCTGTAGTAAGAGGACATGGCAACGGTTCAAATGGAGTTCGTTATGCGAACGACTGGATTGACGATCCCGTACGTTTCATCACAGGACAAGGTGGAGAAGCGCAAGGCGAAGGTGAATACTGGGCAAGGGCTACGCAAGGCGGTGGTGGCTGGTTCAGTTGGATGGATGGTTCATTGCCTGCAGGCACTGTAGGTCTCCTCCCTCCATCAACACGTCGTGTTAATAAGGCAGAGTTGCGTAAAATTCAAGCAGAGCATGCTCCTTTGGCGAAAGCAATTAAGGCTTTTGACGCAGGACTGCCGACTGGAGAACGCGAAAAAATGAATGCTGAAGAGTATGTGGATCAATTGCGTGATCATTTACGTGGCTCGCTTGGACCAATTTATGAATCAACAATGTCCACCAAGATGGGTCAGATGACATCAAAGATTTTGGAATCACTAAGTGGTTCTTCGGATTCCAAGAAACAAGAACTTCTTGATTCTTTAGAATTCCTTGAACTTATTAGTAAGAAGAGAACTTCTAACTCATATGCTCCGCTATTAGGCTACGATACAATTATGGCTGATAGCGGCGTAGAATTGATTCATAACCGCACGGCAATCACTATCGTTGGTGATACATTCAAGAGAGATGACGCAGTCAATTTGGCTAAGTCGAAAGCATAAGGTGAAGGGCATCATGGAAACTGGAACAAATGAACGCATGTTCATGCAGCAACACTCTCATTTATCGGAATTGATGGATTATCCGCCATTTACGACAAGTATTGAAAAATCTCAAGCATTTGAAGATGCATTGTCCGCAGCATATGACGTTATCTCTAAAAAACTTGACAAATTAGATGACGATATGGGTGTTGATCGTGATGAAACTTTCAAGGACTCATATAAGACAGTTGTTTCTAAATATATCGACAATATTGAAGAAGCAGAATTATATCGTGTTCGCTATGGTCAAGACATTAAAGCAGCGCAAGCAGCAGCACTTGAGGCTGAAGGCAAGACATTGGACGATGATGGGGTACCATATCTCTAATAGTTAATTAGAATGTGAAGGATTACTCTACATGAAATCTACATCGTCCAGCACATATAAGAAGATGCGGGCGTTGCGGGAAGCCCAAAAATTAGGTTGTTCTGGCGCTCATCAAAATAACGATGGCCGCTGGATGCCTTGTTCTTCGCATGACAAATTAACTCAAGTCGCCCCAGTGATTGCTTCTGCCAGCAGGGATGCCATATCTCAAAATCGTGGAAAAAGAACCCTAAAGGGCTCTAACAAGATTAAGAAACAATGGGAGAACCTCGGTCAAAGTGGCATCCTCAATTTAGGAAACGTCGCTGGCGGCGGGTTAGTGGCTGGTAGTCCTACAGGGAATTTTGGTGGAGATGCTGCTGGCATGAGTGCCAAAGCATTACCCAATATTTTTGGTCCACGCGATCAAGACGTTGATGTTTTCACTGACATTGAATCTGCTAGACAGCGTTCGCGTCAATTAGGTTGCGTTGGTGTTAGTCGACGCATCTCCAAAACTGGTGCGACAGTCTGGATGCCCTGCACAAACATGTCCGATTATTCGTCGCTTGCTGGAACCACCAGCCTGGGCAGACGTCATCAAAAAGAACGTTTAGAGCGAGTCATTAATGCCGCTATTGAAAAGAAACTAAAAAAGAACAATAAACGTAATAAGAAATCTCTTGCTGGTGATGTTAATTTCAAAGCACTTGGCGGTGGCTTGGGTGGAAATCTGAAACGTCCTGCATTCTTTGATCCCAACGCATGGGACGGAGACAACGACGGTCGCGTACAAGACAACACGCCATTTGAACGCCCATCTATTCCTGGAGTCAACGGGCTGCCCGTGAGTGGGATGAGAAGTGTCAGTAAACCGAGACTGAACATAGATGAAGCGCAACGGGAAAGCATAGAAAGTGGCGACACCGCATTTGATGAACTGGTGTTTTCTAAAAAAGCAAAAAAGTATGCTCGCAAATATTTAAAATTATTTGAATCAACTTTTGAACCAATTGATGAAAAATATCGCTATATGGACGATGACGAAATTATCGATCTAATCAGAAGTAGCATGCCCGCGTCTGCTGAAGAACTGAAACAATTAGTCCGCACAAATCCATTCACAAAAAACAAAGCACGAACTGCGTGGAGCCGACTCATGCAGGCAAATCCAGACTTTGAAGCAACAGCCAAAATGCGTGATGCTTTCATTAAGCAAATCAAAGATAACCCTGGTGTTTTGGAAATGGTTCGTCGTTATGGCGTTCCACCAATTGTTGCCACAGAGTATGTTCCAGCATTGGCCTGGTATGGCAATAACACTGAAGGGTGGGGTGAAAGCGGTGGCGGCTGGGCTCATCTTGGTGTCATAGCAATGAACTATACGTGGGTTGAATTCGATCACGGGATGTCAATCGAAGATGCTGTACGCCACGAAATGGGTCACGCGTGGGAAGCAATGGCTGCAGTTCAAAATGATAAAGCAAGAGCACATTACGCTTTACAATTTTCTGAACTTTATGAAGGACTTATTCAAATGTCCAGGAATAAGGAACAAGTATCTTCCTATCACGACGCCAAATGGGGCAATGAATCAGAGCATGCCTCAGCAGCAAAAATATCTGAGTATGCAACAACAGCAAGAATTGAATGGTTGGCAGAAACAATTGCTGCCCTAACTAGTTCCGACCCAAGTAAAAGAGCAAAAGTTGATGCTACTGCTAAAGAGAATATTAGCGAATCATTCGGCATTGCACCTTGGGAAGTTGAACAAATATTCACTCCTATAGATGGTTCTGGAGGTTTTGCTAGCAGAATTTCTTCTTTGCCAAACAAACGTGATTTAGATAACCCAAGTTTGAGTGATTTTCTTAAAAAAAGATACGAAATAGATGAAGATTCATTGTCAGAATCCGCAAAATGGGTTGAACAAAATCCTGAGTATTTATCGGATATGTCTCTATCCGTCCAGTTATCTTCCTCCCCAGGGGTTCAGAGTCAATACAGGCGATCAGTCGTTGAAGGATTCAGGTCATATAACTCACAGGGACGCCAAGGTTCTGGTGGTAGAGAAATGGGCCAAAAAATACTCGGGCGTGTCAACCCAGAAGAATCCAATCAAGACGAACCAACATTATATTTCGTTGGTGGCACTACCGGTTCCGGAAAATCGACATTAGTAGCCAGAGGGGTAATGGACGGTGTGCCAAATCAAAGTTCTGCCGCGCATATTGATCCCGACGAAATAAAAACAGGGTTAGTTGGCTGGAATGGCGGGCAGGGGGCCAGTGCAGTGCATCAAGCCTCACGGGTTGCCACCGACAAAATCATGGATGATGCCGCATTACAGCGAATGCATATGGTTGTCCAGGGTACGGGCAAGCGTCGCGAACATCTAACCAATATGCGCAGACGAGGATATAAGACTTCAGGTCATTTTGTGTGGATTCCTGACGATCTCGCAGATCAAAGAGTTGCGGAAAGGAAACGTAACGGCGGAGCGAATATACCGACATATTTTGGTTCGCAAATTGCGAGAGAACTTAGAAGTGGGCCTGATTCTGTTTCTCGTCAGATAACTGACGGTCTTTATGATGAATTTTTTCTTTACGACAACAGTGGAGATGTCCCAAAACTTGTAGCCAAACGTTTAACGGATGGTTCATTTGAAATATTGAATAATCAGGTGTTTAATTCTTTCTTTAGTCCAACTGGGGCAAAGTTTGTTCGTGATTACTGGGAGAGTAACTCTCCATCAAATAAAAAGAATTTAACCCGTACCGGAATGTCTAGCAGAAGAGGTCTTTCTTCGATGGGTGACAAAGTTGGGATGCGATCACGTCGTCTCGGCGAATGGGAAGATGTAACTGATTACGACAAATTTGGTGAATCAAGTATCGTTTTAAAAAATACTTATGGTGAAGATAGCCTGCGTGATCTTTTAGAAATTTTGGAAAGCGAACAATCATCTATTAAGAAAGCAATTGCGCATTGGGAAAAAACTGGTGAATGGCTTGGTGAAGATTTCAATGTTTCTATGCCAAGAACACCAAATGCGAAATCTGGAATAACAAAAAATCATACTGCCGAAAGTCTATTAAAAAATCAGACAAAAGAACAGATGAAAAATAACTTTGATTTGTATTTAAATAACATTGATGCTCAACTAAAGCATGTTCGTGGGCGACTAAAGAATATTGAAGAAATAAATAATGGCGCTGAACCATTGCACATCAATTTTGCCACTTTGCGTGACATGCCGGATTTTGATGCTTTAGTAAAACGTGGGAAAGAAATTAATAACTTGAGATATGGAGACGAAAATCCACTTATTTCAGATGATTATATTTATTTAACACATACTGGTCATCCAGAACTTGAAAATGGCATTCTTGACCCCAACTTTAGCCTTGACGCTGGTGGTGGAGGCATCCCTGGTCGTGGATCAATGGATACAAAACGTTTAAATAAAGTCGGCAGGGACATGATTGTCCGAAAGTACGAAACGGCAGAGAAAGACCTGACCGCATGGCAGGAAGTTGTTGATCATTTTAGTAAAACTGGTGAATGGCGTGGAGCAAAATTGGCTAAATCACTTCAATTGGGAGCACAAAAACCCACTGGAAGAATTTTTAATGACTACAGTGCCGATGATTTAGACAATAAAATTTCTTCAGAGTACCTTCTTGATCAAGCATCCAACAGTATTGACTTCAACAAAGAAGTTCTTCAAAGATTAAGCAAGCAGTACGGTCCTGCTAAACGTAATGAAGAACATTTAAGTTACGAATTTGCTGGCAGTGGACCAAATTTTGGTTATAGCCGACGAGACACCCCCAGCAGTAAGACTTATCTTGTAAGAGTTCCTCGCGATGAGGCAACTACAGAGGCTGGACCGTCCACAATGGGGGAATTCCAAGTTTTCGGTCAACTCAAACCTGTTGCTTCATTTGAATTCCCAAGCAATATCAATGATTGGGACACCAACGCTGCCGCTACTGCTTATTTTGAAAAAATAGCGTTAAAAAATGAAGGAATTGCCACTTCTGGTATGCGTTCACGAAATCAACTTGGACAATCTATAGAAAAAGATGAGATTTTCGGAGGTTCAGTATTCTCTGGATTCACTCCACGAAATCCGCTTACAACAAGGGACCTAAACAACAATAATTTGCGTATGGCAGAAATGATTTCGATACATGTCGACCCTCGTATTGATTTCAAAAACAGAAACATGGATTATGCAAACCTTACAAGAGCACATTTGGGTGGAATTGACTTAACAGAGTCATCGTTGTTTAGTTCCAACTTAAGTAATCTCAATGGTTCTGGAGTCATATTTGGCAAAACAAATTCCAAACCTGCTGATTTACGTTACTCAATATTGAGTGCAGCACAAATGCCAAATTCCCAATTTGAGGGAGTTGATTTATCTGGCGCACTAATGATTTCAACAAATTTCAACAAAGCGAATTTAAAGAATACCAATTTTGAAAATGCCGTCTTATGGAATTCAGATTTTCGTGGTGCGGATTTGCGTGGATCGAATATCACGGTAGAGCAGTTAATGAATTCAAAATTTGATTCAACAACTAAATTGCCTGAGGGTATGTCGTTGCCAATTGCGGAGAATAATGGGACCAATACGCAAAAACCATCAACTCACAAGATTCCTCTTGGTGTTATTGGCAATGATGATGCCGATTTGCTTCGTAAAAATCTTGTTGATGGTGTTTTGAAAATTGATGGGCCTCTAGATGCTAAGAAACTTGAATTATTACGTAGAAATTTGAGTAAATCAGAAATTTTCAATACTGATTTACGACGGTCAACCTTTAATGAAAGCACTTTTTTTAATTCAACAATGGCAAATGTGGATTTAACTGGAAGTTCTTTGTTTAAATCAAACTTCAATAAGAGTACATTGAACAATATAAAATTTAGTCATGCAAATTTGGTTGGTGCTAATTTTAGAAATGCAATAATTGGTCGAAATGTATCATTCAAGGGCGCAAATCTTACTGACGCAAATTTTGCTGATGCTAAAATACAAGGCAAGATAGACTTGTCTGGTGCCGATCTTACCGGAGCGATATTAGATGGTGTGGATTTGCGTGATGCCATAGTTGATAGTCAGACAAAACTTGATGGCGCTATTGGTCTTGACAGGAATAAAACACCCAAAATGGTTGTCCGTGGTTTGAGATCACGTAATTATTCTGATATGTCGACAGAAGATTTAATAAACACTCCAGGCAATGTTCTTTTGTCTGATGCCAACGATGCATTGCTGGAAATTGGCAAGATGAGTAACGCCAAGCGTCCAGATGCAAACATTGATCCCCTTGTATCTAAAATACAAATTATTTATGGACATCTTAATGATGTTCCTGGAATCAATGAAGATTTCTCTATCAAGAATTCTGAGTTAGATAATCAAATATCTGCAGTAAATAACATTATTGATCAGTTTGGAACATTCCAATTCGGTGATGGACAACCCATAGATGTTAGAAAATTCATTGAAAATAAAGATAAATCAGGATATGTCAAGGCAATTAAGTCTTCTGGACAGAATGTTCCACTCAGTATTCCAATTAATGAGTGGAATAAAATAAATTCTCAATTAGTTGCACGCGATATGTTGAATGATCGCAAAGAATTGTTATCTCCAACAACAAAGATAGTTAAAAGTAAACTGAATAGTTCTGTTGCTACAGAAGCGATGCTTTCTGACTATGGGATTATGAGCAATATTAATAATCTTCCAGATTTTTCAATTGCTGAACCGATTCGCAAAAAGCGACCAACGCCCTCGATAGCCAGTGGTGAACTTGGGCCAAATGAAATGTTGATTTATAACTCCAATAACCGTCCAACAATTTCTAAAATACCTAAATCACAAAGAATTGAACAATCGATCAATCGTGTAAATGGTATGGCTAGTAGATCGAAGCCAACTTCTGAAACAGGGAGAGCAAATAGGTCAGAAGAAATCTATAAAACTGTTTCTGATGCACTCATTGCAGCCCTAGAGGAATCTGTTGATGGGAATTGGGAACGTCCTTGGAATTTGGGGACGACAATTCCAAGAAACGCTTCCACTGGCAGACAATATGGCGGGTTTAATGTCATCCTTTTTTCTCTTGTCCAACAGAATCGTAAATACGAGCATCCTGTATGGGCCACATACAAGCAATGGGAAGCACTTGGCGCCCAAGTTCAAAGAGGCGAAAGGGGTTTGACCGGAATTAAGTGGGTTTCTCGCGAACGCGACGTCAAACTCCCAGATGGCACCCCGACCAAGGATACGTTCTTGACCCCTAGTGCCTTCACGGTTTTTAATATTGCCCAAGTTACTGGGGCGAATCCAGATGATTTCCTCCCTCCAAGGCTTTCTCCAGAAGAAAGAATTCCTGCTCTAGAAGAAATCTTTGGACAAATTCTTCCCAATATTAAAACAATCAATGGAGATTCTGCATACTATAGTCCGGCTAGTGACTACATCAATATGCCCCCGTTCTCAGCCTTTAATGACCCAAGCGCATACTATGCAACACTTTCTCACGAATTGATTCACTGGACAGGAAATAAAAAAAGAGCCGACCGCCCAAATATGAACCGATTTGGGACACCAGAATATGCTTTTGAAGAATTAGTAGCAGAAATAGGTTCTGCTTATCTAATGGCACTCCTTGGGATGGAAGCAACACCTCAAAAACAACACGCCCAATATTTGAAATCATGGATCGAGATATTAAAAGATGACCCTACTGCAATTCAACGTGCCGCAAGCCAAGCACAAAAAGCAGTAGATTATCTTATTGCTCAATCACCAAAACTACAAGAATTATCGACACCTATTAACATTTCACAAAATTTAGTGGAAGAAGCCTGACATGCTGCAACGACCAAAAGGACCAAACGGTTCATTTACGGATGATCAAATTAGAAAAGCAAAAGCGTACGCCCTAGAAGTAAACGCCGCCGCATTTAACATGCCAGAAAAAAGCCAAACACTGTTAGAAAAGATCAAAAAAACGTTCCGACGCAACATTGTTAAACGCACGGAATCGGTAGAACCAGAAAATAGTCGTCATTAAATAAAATACTGATAAAATTTGCTATTGTTGCACTAAAGTAGCAGCATAATAATGTAGTTTAGTAAGACAGGGCTGGGTGCTTACCTAAGCCAAGCAAACAACAACCCAACAACCCTTAACTAGGAGTAAAAAATGTCACAAGACACCGCTCGCCTGAACGAATTGCAGACCGCACTTCGTCAGAAGATGACCGACAATAAGGCCATCGCAGATTCATTCAAAATTGAAAACGGCACCGTCGTAGTTTCAACCGCTCAAAAGTCAGCATTCGACGTCAACATGAAGGACATCAAGGAAATTAAAAGCCTTATCGATGGCCTTCAGGGTATGAGTGCTGCTGAAGAGTGGAACCGCTCGGGATACTCTTCCGTCGGTGGCTCGGCTGCTGCAGGTGCATCGTACAACGGTCGCACCTCATTCAAGTCAATCGGTGATGAGTTCATCCAGTCCGCAGAATTCAAGTCACTCAACGGTGGCCGCAATGGCGCGAACATGACCTCACCATTCACAACCAATGCAGTTCTCACCGGTTCATACAACCAGAAGGACATGTACTCGGCCCTCCCGACCGGAACCCCCGGAACGTTTGGCGCTGTTCAGCGTGACCCTATCGTTGTTCCTCCGATGCGCACCAAGCGTGTTCGTGACTTGTTCCCGGTTCGTACCACAACCGCACAAGTTATTGAATACTTCCGTATGACTGGTTTCGCCAATAACGCTGCTGCAGTTGCACAGCGCAACAACGACAACACCAACTTCGGTGTCAAGCCGCAGTCGTCATTCACCTTCGTAGGCGAGCAGGCTCCGGTCCGCACCATCGCTCACTGGGAAGCCGCACACCGCAACGTTCTTGCTGACGAACCGCAATTGCGTTCGATCATCGACAACGAATTGATGTACGGTCTTCGTTTGCAGGAAGATGCACAGATTCTTGCTGGTGACGGTACTGGTGAAAACCTTCAGGGTGTTTTGACTACTACCGGTATTCAGGAATACGACTGGTCATCAGGTGCCACCCTCCCCGTAGTCGACACCAAGGCTGACGCGATTCGTCGTGCCGCAACCTTGTCGTTCCTCGCCTACTACGAGCCAACCGGCATCGTTATGCACCCGAACGACTGGGAAGACATCGAATTGACCAAGGATTCACAAGGTCAGTATCTCGTAGCGGTTTCGGTCGCTATGGGTGGCGAGCCCAAGTTGTGGCGTATCCCGATTGTCGAAACTCCAGCCATCGCCGAAGGTACCGCACTTGTCGGTGCATTCGGTACCGGCGCACAGTTGTACGACCGTGAGCAGGCCAGTATCCGTATCAGCGAACAGCACAGCGACTTCTTCGTCCGTAACGCCATTGTGGTGTTGGCCGAACAGCGTTTGGCTCTTGCTGTTAAGCGTCCGGAAGCATTCGTCAAGGTTAACTTCGACGCCAAGCCTGCCTGATAAGCAAACAAAATAATTAGTGTGAAACCCCCCGGTTGGATGCAAATCCTCTGGGGGGTTTCTCATTTATAACTACAAAACTTGTGAGATAATAAGAAGTGTTATGGGAAAGCAAAATCATTTTGATGATGAAGATGACTTCAATTGGGAAGACATTGAACGCATCACTAAAAATTTTAAAGGTTCTGCAGATGACATTGAAGACATCATTTTCAATGAAGCACAACCGAAGAAAAAGAAAAAACAACAAATTTTTAAAACTAGATTTGATCAGGATTAAGGTGCTTCATGAGCAATTTTCATTGGGATGATATCAACGTTAAGGTTGATGATTCTTGTCCTATTGCTACTAGCGATATTTCTGTCAATCTAAAGAACCGTCAGAAGGCAATTGATACTGCTGGTTATGGTCCGCTTAATCCAACGAAACCAAATAACGAATTTTGGGATGCTAAGGCAGAGCGTTGGAATGTTGCTGCGGATGATGCACGTGATCAAAAGTGCGGTAACTGTGCTGCTTTTATTCAAACAAAGAGAATGCTTGATTGTATTGATAAAGGTTTAGGCAACGAGTCAGGCAATTCTGCTTGGGATGTTATTAATGCTGGTGATCTTGGTTATTGTGAGGCTTTCGATTTTAAGTGTGCCTCATCTCGTACTTGTGATACTTGGATCGTTGGTGGTCCTATTACTGAAGAGAAGGAAAATAATATGGAAGAGAAATCTCTTGAGGATATGTATTCGGAACTCTTGGCTATTGAAGAGAAGTCTTTAGAGGATACTTATTTGGAACTTTTGGCTATTGAAGAAAAGGCGGGCTTGATGGTTCCAGTTCGCCCTGACATTGAGGGCCTTAGACTTAGAAAACCCAAGTTTGAAAAAAGGCTTCGCCCCCGACCGCCACTACCTGGCCCTGGCCCTGGTGGCATGGGTAGGGGTAGATATAAGGCTGAGGAAGAAGATGAGCCTGAAGAGGACATGCTTTATGATGAAGAGTATGTAGGCGACGATGAAGATGATAAGGCCATGATGAGGCCTGGCGGTGCTGGTAGTCCTCGTGATGCTTCGGATCGTCAACGCGGTCAGCAGTTCATGAATTGGGCCAGCGGTCGTAATCCTAGTGGTACTAATGTTCACCCGACTTCTGTTGGGAATATGGATATCGGTGATTCTGGACGAAGAAACGTTGCTAATAGCAGAATGACTGATCTTATGAGAAATAGGTCTTGGACGAACCCAAGTCCGCGCCCTCGCGTTCGTCCTGAACGTGGTCCTGGAAATCCCGGACCGGCACCACGACCACGTTACAATATGAACCCACCCAATCCTCCAATACCCAATACTGATGGACGCAAGAAACCCAAGGATTGGGGTAGCGACAATGCTGCGCAACAAATTTCTGGTGGTATTCCTCAGAAGTCGGCGTGGGATGAAGAAGCATATTATGAGTACGAGTACGACTTCGATATGAAGAAGTTACCGATGGGTGATGGCGGGGGCAAGCGTCCTAGTCCCCCCTCTCCTAAGCGCAACGAAGAAAATCCTAATAGGAAGTTTCAGCAGTTCGCCGATCACCTCAATGCTAATGATGTTGGAGGACCAGGAAAGGCTAGTGTTGCCGCTAGTCGTCAAGCAGGTTTGAAAAAATATGTTGGTGACGTCGCCATTGGCGCCGCTGGTTCGGCATCAAGTTCACCAGTAGGAGATAATAGGGGTACTAGCAAGCGGTATGCTGCACGCGTAACACCGCCTCGTCCTGTTCGCGGACCTGGAAATCCAGGAGCGCCAAAACCAAGACCAACTCGCGGACCTGGTAACCCTGGACCAAAAGTAAATCAACAAAGAGGTTTGGCTGCTGCGGGAGATTACTTTAGTGGCCGCTCTGGCGACCCTCGCGCAAACGCTCAACAGCAGGCCACGCGCGGTCGTGAACGCATCAGTAAGTTCGGCAGAGACGTCATCGGTGATGGCAGTTCCTTGCCAGGCGCCGATAGAAAAGGCCCTCAGCCGAAGCCCGGGAAATTAAATCGCGTCACCCCAAGTAAGCGCCGTGAGGACCCGCCGCGAAAAAGACCATTAGCATTCAATCAGGCTGTCCCTCGTCAAAATAAGCCGTCACAAGGTGGCTTAGAACGAGCGATGCGTCGTCAAGATAAGCCGTCACAAGGTGGCTTAAATCGAGCGATGCGTCGTCAAAATAAGCCGTCACAAAGTTTGTTGGGTGAAAATTTCAGCAAGTCTTATGATCAAGGCTACGAGTACGATGGGTACGAAGATTACTTGTACCAGAAGTCTTACGATCAAGGCTATGACGAGTATGACGAGTACGAAGATTACTTGTACCAGAAGTCTTACGATCAAGGCTATGACGAGTACGACGAGTACGAAGATTACTTGTACCAGAAGTCTTACGATCAAGGCTATGACGAGTATGACGAGTACGAAGATTACATCGATTTCAAGGGAATGACTAGCGAGCAGGCTGCCGGTTTGCGTGCAGCAGGAGAATATTTTGGTGATAAAGACAAGGGCAAAGAACGTATTGCTGGTTTCAACAGAACGCTTGCTAGTGGTTACGCTGGTTTGACTCATAATCCACAAAAACCCAATACTTCAGTAGGTGGCGGCAGGGGACTCAATCCAGGCAACCCTGGCCCAAATAAAAGACCAAATACAGGCATGAGTAACAAGCCGAATCGTCCGATTCGTCCTACTCGTGATGCTGCGCCACGCGCACCACGCCCCAAGATCAATACTCCTCGCCCTGGTGCAAAGAAGCCATCATCTGGCGGTGGCGGTGGCTTCTATGGTGAAACTTTTGGGTCTAGATGGAATAGATTCACCGACGCCGTGAGCGGCAAGGGTTCTGATGAAGAAATGTATTGGGATGACGAGGATGAGATGGCGATTCCTCCAGATACCGATGATAAGGCAGAATATACTGATACACAACGCGCAGAATTTCGAAAGTTTGGTGATCACCTCAATGCTAGAGATATTGCCGATGGTCCTCAGCGTGCAGCGGAAGCAGCAAAACGTCAAGCAGGTTTGAAAAAATATGTTGGTAACGTCGCTCTTGGTGCTGCTGGTTCGGCATCTAGTTCACCTGTAGGAGACACAGGCCGTGTCGCTCCCAGGCCAGTAGGTGGCGGCAGAGGAAATACTCCAGGTAGACCCCTTGTCGCTCCCAGGACTCCAGGACGCAGACCAGCACCCATGCCAGTGCCGAATCGAACAATGCCAATTACTCCAGGACGCAGACCAGCACCCATGCCAGTGCCGAATCGAACACCTAATCCTAGACGATATGTCTGATAACTATCTTCATAATTGGGAAGTAAAAAAACTTCGTATCGCAGAATACGACGATATCCCCGACGATTACATCATCGACGAAGATGGGAAAATGGTTGTTATGCCAACTGAAGAGTTGTATGACGACGGGTCGGATGAGGATGAAGAAGATTCTTCTGATGAAGAGGAGAAGGCTGCTTTTTCTGGTTCGGCAGATACCCGTGAACGTAGAGCAGTTTCTGATGAGTTTCGTCGTACCGGTAAGGGTCAGGGATACGACAAATTGACTACACCTAGCCAGGTTGCTGCTTATCGTTCGTCGTATGGTTTGGGTCCAGCGAAGCCGGGTAGTGGTTCAAATCCACCTCCCGGACCTGCGCCGATGCCGAATCAAACAATGCCCCCAAATCGACCTCGACCTGCACCGATGCCGAATCAAAAACTGCCGATCAATCGACCTCGACCTCGACCTGCACCGATGCCGAATCAAAAACTGCCGATCAATCGACCTCGACCTCGACCTGCACCGATGCCGAATCAAAAACTGCCGATCAATCGACCTCGACCTGCACCGATGCCGACATACCGAGCAAACGAAACAAACGATCAAGGATTCATGAAATCCGCACAACAACCATTACGTGACCCCGACGGCGGGTTGACCGCTGCTGGTCGTAAACATTTCAAGGAGACAGAAGGTGCGAATCTTAAACCCGGTGTTAAAGGTGCGGCAGATACGCCAACCAAAATGCGTCGCAAAGGTTCTTTCTTGGTTAGGTTCTTTACGAATCCGACTGGACCAATGGTTGATCCGAAAGGAAGACCGACTCGTCTCGCGTTATCAGCGCGAGCGTGGGGCGAACCCGTACCACGAAACTTGGAAGACGCAGCAAAACTTGCAGCAAAAGGACGCCGACTCCTAGATAGATACAGAAGTATTAAGGACTCAAAAAAATGATCAACCCATACTGGTACACAGGAAAAGTTCTCGGCGTCGTAGATGGTGACACCGTTGACCTAATGGTCGACCTTGGTTTTAGCGTCCACCACAAGATTCGTGTACGCCTATACGGAATCAACACACCCGAATCACGCACCAAGGATGCAGCCGAAAAACAAATGGGTCTCAAAGCGAAAGAATTCACAAAAGATTGGCTACATAACCACGAGACGGTTTTTATCAAAACCATCGTTGATAAGAACGAAAAGTACGGTCGTGTACTTGCAGAACTCTACTCATCGGGCGACATCGAATCACCAACAACCGCATGCCTCAATAAGGACATCGTTGGCGCAGGATATGCACGCGAATACTTCGGCGTTGGCGACAAAACATGGACTGAATTCAAAACCAAATAAAAGTTTGAGTTAAACAAGACTTGCTTACTGAAGGAAAATAAAATGGCAGCACAAAAAGGTATCGGAGTTGTTTTTCATTGCTCAGACTGTGACCCCTATGAAGTACGGTCTTACGGTTGGGGTGGTGAATGGCCAGGTTCGGACTGCGGTTATCACGCACTTACCGAAAACGCCAGAAAGTACATCCACGCTCACCCTGAAGAGAACCACACGTTTGAAGACATGATTGCCTTAGAGGTGGGAGATGAAGTACTACCAGTACTCATTGATTTAGGAAACAAAATAGAATCAGGCTATGAAATAGTAAAAGATGGCGTAATCGATGCCTACCATTGGGTGGATGAAAACGGTTGCAACATAGCAGTGACTGCAGCAATCTCGGCTGGGGTTATTGCCTATTTTACGCCGGCACAACCCGCAGGTGCAGCAACATCAACCACTCTATCAATTATGGCACAGCCGCTTCTTTATGTTGCAGATATGGCAACCAAGGCAGTGGCAGTAGCGGCAATGAGCGAAATCATAACGGAAGGATTTTTACTAATACCATTCGTTAGTGAGAGTATTGACCACACGCTATTAAAAAACATAATCTCAAACTGTTTAGCCAAAAGTTTAGATTCAGCAGCATTGTGGGCAACGCCAGCGGGTGTTGGTATTGCAATCGGAGCAGCAGTTGCACCTGTTATCGCAGATTTGATATGCAAAAAAACTTGTCCTGAAGGATTTACTAAAGCGTTTAATGCGTAATGCAGAATACGGAGCCTGTAAATGAAAGTTTGGATTGACCAAAATTTATGTACCGGGGACGGTTTATGCGCGGAGATAGCCCCAGATGTATTCGTAATGATGTCGGATGGTCTTGCCTATGTGCAAGAGAGCGGAAAGATTTATGCGGCAGCAGCGGGCAATTTAGAGGGTTCCGCTGGCCTGGCTTCTTTCTCAGACGACAGAATAGATGATGTTGTTGAGGCTGCCGAGGATTGTCCTGGGGAATGTATTTTTATAGAACCCTAGTTATTCTTGTATTGCGTTGATAATTCAGAAATAAGCCGCTATGTTGGTCACCATGACCAGCAGAGACACCCACGACATCCTCGCTTACGAACAAGAACAACAAAACAGCGGAATCAACATTCAAATCAACACCCTAATTGATGCGATGATTGATGCAGAGAAATGTTTGTTTCATAATAGTGACGCAAACCTTATGACAAACTCAGTTGAAAACCCTGAAATCATAATTAAGGACCCATTCATCTGGCGTGGATGCCACCCCATCACGTCATAACATACTGTCAATAAGATTTTCTATAGAGCCTTAGTCATTGGTTGTTTTATATTTATTTCTTCTGCGTATATTAATTTTATCTCTATTGTTTTTATGATACTTACTACTTGCTTTATTAGAACAGTATTTACATACCCTATGTCCACTGCTCCTATGATAAGTATTTTCAATAGAGTATTCGCGTGAACATGTCCCACAATGTGTTTTTACTTGATTTCGATGTCTTTTTTTCCCAATCATGTCATCAACATTTCCTTGATTATCAGAAACAAATAAATGACTTGGATTTACACATGATGGATTATCGCATGAATGGCAAACAAAAATATCACTGAATATTTCCCCATTAAGTAATGACCATGAGATACGAGATGCCGTGACTGTCTTCCCATTTAATTTAAAATTACCGTATCCACGAGAATTTTTTCCAGCAATCCATTCCCAGCATTCACTTTCTGTTTTTTTATCTACTTTTGCCCAAAATCTTTTTAGTTGTTCATCTGTAATTTTCATTTGATTTCTTTAGTGTTCGTGTGGAAACTTTCTGTTGTGTGAATTTTAATTTTTGTAAAAATTCTACGTTTTCTTTCAGCATCACGTTTGCAAGACCTACAAACACGAGTAATTCCACGGCCTTTTCGATCCCGAAGAAATGTATTTTCTTGACTAAACTCATGCCCATTTTTACAATGTGTTTTTGACTGCTCAAAATGACGCATTTCACGAACGGATTGCTTCATATTGTCACTGCTTGTTCCGGCGTAAAGGTGATTTGGGTTTATACAGGGAGGGTTATTGCATGTGTGGCAAATCATGAGTCCGTCTGGTATTTCACCCTTGTGGATTACATAACTGATTCGGTGTGTTGATTTGGCGATTTTATTTAGAGCAAACTGCCCATATCCCTTACTGCTTGTTGCCGCCGTCCATTCCCAGCATCCGTTATCCGCTTCTTTATTTACTTTTGCCCAAAACTTTTTTGATTGTTCTTCTGTAAGTTCCATTTTTCCCTCTATGGTGTTTTAGTTACTTCAACTTATTCTGTATCAATTATGTCAATACCGTATTCATACCTATCATCCTCCGAAGTGCGCCATTTATCAGCGTCTTCGACATCCCATAGGCGAGTGTTGATAAGTCTTTCGATCAGAGTGCCGTGTTTAGTGGTAAAGGATGGGTCAAACAGTCTTACCCTGTTGTTTGGTTGGATGGCGTAGTTGCCGTCGTTCCTGAGGATTACATGACCACATTTGTGTTGACCGGGGTTTTCGCTAAAACCTGCGTTTATTTGGTTGGTATCAGGGGAGTGCCAGTCAAGAGTGAATAGGTATTTGCCGTTAACAAATTCGCCTGACCGGGCTACATACGTCATTCGCATATGGCGCATTGCTTCAAACTCTGTAACAGAGATTTGTGAACTAAAAGAGTTCCACAGAACTAAATCATGGATATCTACTTCGGGTACGCCTGGTTCGGCACAAAACGCTGATATGGGCATTCTCCACCAGACACCACCATCTTCCATCAAGAAATGAAATAACGGTGACCGACCCTGCATTGAGGCCACACCAAAAATCATGCAAGGGAAATATTGATCGTGTGAGTCAACTTGGTTACGAAGATAGTTACCTCGTACATAACATTCAATTGCAGGTATGTTTGCGTTTAGTTCGGGCACTTTTATTACTCCTTTATTGATATTGCCATGGGGACAATACCATAATGGATGGTGATGTCTTTTGAAATAACTATTTGTGTGCGCTCCAGCGAACATCATTATTTATTATGTCTACTACCACATTTTTAAAATTGTTTCGCTCTAAGGTCCATCGCATATCACGGGCACCAATATTTGCGTAGTATTCCCAATCACGAATTGGGTTTTCATCAATTGCGGAATGAGGGAATCTGCCTTCGCCGGCAGCGGTACCAATAAACGTTCCGCCTGGTTTCAAATTTCTGTAAGTCATTTCTGTGATTCTTCGCCATTCTTGTGCATGTTCAAAAACTTCACAACAGACAATGACATCTACTGGTTCTGGGGCTAACCAATATGCCGCATCGGCTATCAGGTCAACACCTGGGCCTGTTTGCATATCGATTCCGCAATAGTTTTCGGCGTCATTAAAAATTGTTTTTACAGTTCCATTTATGTTGAGGCTGCCAATTTCAATAACTTTATAGTTGTCGTTTGGGTGAATTTGTTTCCATTTTTTAAATGAATCCTCTACCCAGTTAAATACTTCATTATGCATATTTTTCTCCCCATTTCATGATGAAACGTTTCTTGTCTTCATCTACTAGTTGTTCAAAATTTTCTGGCTTATTTGTTTTGATTGTCACACTATCAGCGTGGATGCAGTGTGCTTTATGCGATATGAAAGTTTGGTATGGGGTATCGTAATTTACCCAATTAACCAAATCGTCGTCTCCGTACCACCACTTGTATCCTTCGTCGAACGACCATGCTTTGACAAGTTCTGAACGCAGAACCATCGCAAAGCCAGCCATTCCACCAGTGCCGTCATATCGCGAGCGGCAGGTATCGAAAACTTGTCTGTCTTCAGTCATTTTAATTTCTGTATAGTTGGGACAAACGAGACCAATGTTTTTGTTTCTGTCTAATGTCTCGCAAAGTGAACTAATGCAAGAGCCATCCAAGCGTACGTCATCGTTCAGGAAGGCTATGTGGTTTTTTCTTCCAACAGTATTTATGCCCAAATTCCACAAATACTGGATTCCTTTACCTTGTTCGCCAGTAATGAACTGAATGGATTCGTTCGCCTGTACGTCGTAAGGTAAATTTAGGAGGTTTTTGGACACTCCCGCCCCATCAGCAACTACGCATATTTTCCCAACTTTTTTATCAGTAGACAAATCTCGCAATAAAGCAATTAGACCATCAAAATTACTTTTTGTTGGAATAACAACATTGACACAAGTATTGGCACTTTCGTACCAATATTGGTTATCTAAAAGACGTTTATCTTCTGGATGAAAATTTAATGCGTCGAAACCATGCTTTATGGCCTCTTCGTATAGGCCTAGACGATAAGCGCTGATTGCAGCAAGATCATGCGGCAAATATCCCCATGATTTTGCTTCATTAAGATATAACGACCCTCGTTCAGTAATCGCTAGGGTACGTTTGGCGGCCCAGTAACATCCTTCCCATTTGGAAGTATCAAAACAATGTTGTGCTAGGTCGAGCCATGGTTCCCGACCTTCTGAATATTCGGCACATGCTCGCAGAAGCCAAAATTCTGCTTTATGTGGATGCATTATTGCGAGGAATCGCATTGAATAAGCACGTTCTGCATTCCAGTTGGAATCCTTCATTACTAGATGGCGTTCAAATAGTTTTGTTGCTTCTTCGTATCTGTTGTTAAAAAACAGTTCTCGTGCCGTGTAGTAGGTTTGCCGACCATTTTCTGGATCGTCTTGTATGTCTTGTAGTAATAGGGGGAGGTAGGAACTTCGTGATTTAGTTTGGTCTGGGAAATGATGTATTTGAAATTCGTTAGTGAAGTGGTGGCGTTCTTCCCCACTTGTTTGTACGTTGACTTCGTGACATGCGCCTTTCCATCTGAACATTTGGCGTCTAACTATTTTGTCTCCATGATAAACCAGGCCCGGGCTTCCGTCTTCTAGCCAATTCCAGGTATATGAGTAACGTACTCGTGTTGCCCAATCTGGTGCATTTTTTAATGCGGTATTCCAGTCACCTAGTAATTGTTCATCTAAATCTAGGTTGATTATCCATGCATCAACATCTGGTAGTAAATCAAGTAAATGATTTCGTGCGTTAGCGAAATGCCATGGATTGAACGTTTGTTCAAATACGGTAATGCCACATTCTTTGGCTATTGAAACAGTGTTATCCGTTGAGCCAGTATCGAGAAGGAATATGCCATCTGCACCCTTGGCACTTTCTGCCCAAGTTTTAACATACTTTTCTTCATTCTTGGCAATAGATGCAACAAAAATTGGTTTACTCATATCGCTCATCATAATATAAATATCTAAACAATTTTTCTTTTATGGAAAATCTATTTTTAAATGTTCTTTATTGAGTAGGCGAGTTGTTTCTGGAGCATAATGTGCTGGTTCTGCCAATTCCCATGCTTTGTCGTAATCTAACCATCCCCAGATATCAACATTAATAAATTCTGGTACTTCGGGTTGGGCAGCAAAAAGAACTAAACCTTTTCCTAATTGGTGTTTCCGCACTGCGACAGTGTTCCCTTTGCGTACACGTCGTACTTCAATGTTTCTGCCGACATCGGGAACATTTCGATATTTATTATGTTCTTCTTTTGACCATACATGCCCACTCCAAAAACGATTAGTTGCTTTGGCTACGGCGAGTTCACAAATAGCAGATGCGACTGTTGCCGTTCTATCGTCTTCCATTAATTCTTTTTTATAATGTGGAGCATCTTGTTTTCCCCAATTTGCAGCAAACCTTGCTATGCCAACATTGCACGCATGCACGTATTCCCAGGGTTCAAGAGTGATAATGGTCATATATAAATTCCGTTTCGTAACGTGATGGCAATATGAGTTCAAGTATAATTGAAAGATGTTAGAAAAGCACCTAAAATCATCTAGTGAACGCAAGTTTTCTGGCGTTTACACAGATTCTGATATTGCGGTGTTAATGAACTATGGGCGCGTAAGTAGTAACAGATATAAAAATAGACAAATAATGCATGACCCAATGTTTTTGAATGCAATGCGCATGCTCATTGACCACGAACGGCCTTCATATGTAATGGAATTCGGTACTTTTGATGGTGGCCTATCTGAGTACATGAGCGATACTGCTAAAAATATTAATCATGACATGAAGATCATTTCGTACGACATCGATTTTTTGAGAAATGTTATTCAGGAACCAATTAGTGATGTTGAGTTAGTTCAACTTGATATTTTTGACATCAAAAATTATTTAACAGTTAATCACGAAATGATCGCAAATCTTGATGGACCAAAATTTGTTATTGACGATGTTGGAATTAACACAATTGAGTTATTGGAAGCGATTGACCCATATTTAAAAAAGGGAGATCATTTCATCTGTTGTCATACTTTGAATAAAGATACACATGACGGAATTTTAAACCACATAGGTGATAGTTATTCTATAAATACCTATGCTTGCGATATGTTTGGTGAGAACTTCATAGAAAATCCAAACGGATTTCTAGTAAAAAACTAAAAAGTTGTCTTAACAATATAATGTTCTTTGTCGGCTATCTTATAAATATCGTGCTGATGAGGCATAGAACGCCTAACCATCACTCTTTTCAGCCATCTATCATTACCATCATAATTAGGGACGAATGATGTTCTCCCGTGAACAACTTTCCAATTTTCAATAATGGCAATATTGCCAGTAGATAATACAAAAGCCTGCTTGCAACTTTCTATGGCAGAAGAAAGAACTTGCAAAGCGTGATTCGCGTCCGTGTTGAGTCCATTCATCAAAACGCGATCATAAGCCATCGACGTGCCATTATTAAAAAGAATTGCTGTTCTTATCAAAGAGTCTGGCTGACCAGGGTTTTGAAAACTCTTATCCAAGGTGGTCGTGAACATTGGTTGATGCAATATCTCAATAGTTTCTTGATCCATGCCATATAAAATATCATCAAGAATTGCATATGTAGTTTCTGCCCTCTCATCACCACGCACACAAAGAAGAATGACATATTGAGGACGCCACGGATGAAACGCTGTCTCGGTATGCATTTCTAAAGTCGTCAATGACGAAGAAGAAATTTGTTCACTTTCATTTTTCTTTATCGGAAAAAGATTCTGAACAATAGCCCCATCTTGCTCTTGAATAAAACCATAAGGTTTACCCCATGCCTCGCAAAATCTAATTAACGAAGAATCAATTAGACGAAGATTATCTGAATCCCAAAACTTTGTACCGTACTCAAGCAACGTCGGTGTTTTAATATCATGCATTAACTCCGCAACAGAGGGAGAGTCCTTGTGGCATTTAAAGTCAATGATCTGTAAGCCTGCACCCACTTCATTTTCCTATGTCTCTCAACACCAACAACTCCACATACTCCCTAATACTCAACCCATACCCCTCAGCCTGCGCCAACACCAACCTCTTAAAATCAGCAGACACCTTCAACGACAAAGACGCACGATCCCCAACCGGCACAACCGGAGGCCTACCCGTCAACCGCTTCATACACCCACCCTCAACAACTCAACCAACCGCTTTTCACAAACATCACGATAAACCTCCAAAAAGTACTCCCGATCACCATTAGTCGTCAAACCAAACACAACATCACCCAACCTCTGAATCGTTTCCACCACCGTCACCGAAAGCACCGGACGCTCCACACCAGAATTCAAAGCAACACGCAACCCCTGCAACTGACCCCACGCAACAGCAGGAGAAACAACATCACTAATACGATCAGCAAACACATGCCTACGCAACAACCCAGGAGTCGGCATCACCTTAGACACCGTCGCCAACTCAACAAACTTCACACGCAACAACTCAACATCCACATCCCCCAACACATCAAACCAAGCACGAACAACATTACGCCGATCACCCTCAAACAACTCACGATTAAACATCGCAAAACAAACCGACACAAACTGCTCAAACTCCTTCGACACATCACGAACCCTCACCACGGCTCATCACCATCCACCAAATACCCCAAAAACCGCTCCGTATGCTCATGCGAACGAAAAATCAAATCCAAACTGTCATACCGACGCCCACGCTTATTCCGCCCCATATGAAAATCCGACTTCGAACAACCATCAATCGCACGCCGGCACACCTCCATACCAAAATCACTAATCGCAGCCGCAACACGATCACGACCCTTAACATCCAGACGCGCAGGGTTCTTCCGATTCGGTCGCATCACATGGCACCAGTAGTCGTAGATTTCTTGAATGGCGCTTTCCGCCACCGTAGAACCTTTGACTGTCTGTTCTACCGTTGCTTTTGAGGGTCCGCGAACTTTCTTCTTCTTCTTCTCTGGTTTTTGAAATTCAAAAAATTCGTTTTCCATAGTATTTAATATATTAACGTTCAAAGTGTCTTCCTTTCTTTACTTTGCTTGACCGATCGGTACGCGTATAGATTCTTCTCTCAAAAGGTGTTTTATTTGTGAGTTAATAAAGAATCATTACAAGCAATGACTTTAGTTTCTCAATAGTTGAAAACTAGTAAGAGAAGGAAACCCCTTTGGAGGGGGTCTGGGGGAACCTTTAGAAAAGGTGCCTCCGTCTTAAGTGCATCGCAAATAGCACTTTGCGCAGGTGACGCAAGTGTTATCACAGTTCCGACCGGTCGACCGTAGTTGTTGTCGGGCAACGTATCACGCGTTGTGGCGCGCGTGCAAGCACCGATGGGATATTTCTTTAAATAT